ATGGCAATAGGTGTAGCAACTGGATATGTTGATATATCTGGTACAGCTGATACTACAAATGTGGGAGCGTTCTGGGGAACATTCTATATTGATCCAACAACATTGAAACCTACGTTTAAAAACTATTATCCAGGAGGAGTCACTCCACCATCAAGTGGTGCAGTGGAAGCTTTTGTTTATGATAATCCACAACAATTGTTTGAAATTCAATCAGACAACACAGCTGCATCAGCTCAAACTGATGTTTTCATGTGTGCGGATTTATCAACTCCAACTGGTGGTAGTACTACAAACGGGGTTTCCAGCATGGAATTAGGTGATAGCACACTTAATGCTACTGCCGCTGTGTTGAAAATCATAGGCGTATCTCGTGATCCGGCAAATTCTGATTTAACAGCCGCTAATGTAAATTGGCGTGTGATGATTGATCAGCATTTGTTTGGGCATAACTACGATGGAATTTAAGGAGAATAAATTATGGCAATATCAAGACAACAACTCGTAAAAGAGCTTGAGCCAGGTTTAAACGCCTTGTTCGGACTCGAGTATAAAAGATACGACCAGGAGCATAAAGAAATTTATGTTACTGAATCATCTGACAGAGCTTTTGAAGAAGAAGTAATGTTATCCGGCTTTGCTAACGCATATGTTAAACCTGAGGGTTCAGCAGTTGCTTATGACAATGCTCAAGAAACATTTACTGCAAGATATACTAATGAAACAGTAGCTCTTGCATTCGCTTTAACTGAAGAAGCAATGGAAGATAACCTGTATGACAGACTATCGTCTCGTTATACAAAAGCGCTAGCGAGATCGATGGCAAATGCTAAACAGATCAAGGCAGCAGTACCTTTAAATCAAGGGTTACCTACTACAGATAACTTTGATTCTGGAGATGCCGTGTCTTTGTTCAATACAGCACACCCAACAATCGCTGGAACTTTTTCAAACACACTAAGTACACAGGCAGACCTTAACGAAACATCATTAGAGCAAGCATTGATTGACATTGCTGCACTAACTGATGAAAGAGGTCTTAAAATCGCAGCTAGAGGAATGAAAATGATTGTTCCTTCTGAAAACCAATTCAATGCTGAGAGATTGTTAAAATCTCAAGGTAGAGTTGGTACAGCTGATAATGATATCAATGCTCTTAAGAACATGGGAATGATCCCTGAAGGATACAGAGTAAATCACTATCTAACAGATACTGATTCTTGGTACATTAACACTGACGTGCCTAATGGTATGAAGTACTTTGAAAGATTACCTATCCAAACTAAAATGGAAGGCGATTTCTCAACAGGCAACGTAAGATACAAAGCTAGAGAAAGATACTCGTTTGGAGTATCCGACCCTAGAGGTATCTTCGGTGTTGAAGGTGCGTAATAATTAACAAATTAAGGGGCCGCCTTAAAACGGCCCCTTTTTACTTTATAAGGGTGAATATGAAAAATTTCCTAGTGAATCTTTGGGCTTATGATTATCATGCTAAATTTGAAGTATTAGCGGAAGATAATGCTGAATCTATTGAGCAAGCAGTGCTTGACAAAGTGGGAGAAAAAAGTGTAAAATGGGAATCAACGGGAATGTTTCGAGATACCCGTAGAATAACCTATGAGGAGGTTAATCATGACCGAAGACCTGTACAAACAAAAACGGTCCTTGGAGTTAGGGTGGCAGTATGAGTATAATCAACACGGAAAATATACTCTTAATATGGTCGAAATTGATGAGAAGATTAGAAGTATCATCACTCAGATCAAAGCTGAAGAGTTCAAAATTGCTGATAGAGAAAACAAAATCAGTGATTCAGCTGCCCAAGTTTCTGTGGCAACTTAGATAAACGCCACATCGCTGAAAACGTACTTTTATGCAGGGATCTCTTGCACTCTACTCAAATTTCATATATATTTTATTCACTATACAAATTTTAAAAAAAATTAAATGTAGACGCGTATAGTCGACATCCCCTAGGGACTACATTTAAAATATTCTAGGAGGAATATTATGGCAAACACAACGTTTAAGGGAACAGTAAGAGCAGAATCTGGTCTTAAAGTTTCCGCACAAACAGCTGCAACTGGTGCATACACAGATAAATTTACTGTTAATTCATCAGGACAGCCAATAACCGTAAATGGAGCACACTGGAAATATACAGCTGCATCAGGTTACGGACCTACTGATTTAATGATCGGTAAAGCTAGTAGTTCTGCAGCAACTGTAGATCCATTCGCTGAAAGTTCATCTAAATTATTTCCATTAGGAAGTGAATTAATTTACAATGACAGAAAATTCAGATATGGACTTAATGGTGGCTCAGCGATTACTGCTGGAAAACTCGTACAACATGTAACAGAAGTCGCTAACCATACTAACTGTGCTGCTACTGCAACAACTGCAGCTGGTGAAACAGCAATATCTATTGAAACAGCTGGAGACACAGATCTTACAGCTAATCAATATGCTGAAGGTTATCTATTTGTTAATGATGTGAATGGTGAAGGACAATGTTTAAAAGTTAAGTCTCACCCAGCTCACGATCACTCGGATGATCCAAGTGTTATTATTACTTGTTACGATGATTTAGCAACAGCGTTAACAACTAGTTCTCAATTAACTTTAATGCCTAACCCATACTCAGCAGTTGTTGTAGCTCCGACTACACATACTGGTGCTTGCGTGGGTGCAACAACAATTGATATGACTGCTAGTTATTATGGTTGGTTCCAAACTCATGGACCAGCTGCATTATTAACTTCTGGTACTCTTGTACTAACATCACCATGTGTTCGTTCAGATACAACTGCAGGAGCAGTTGAACCTTTGGACGCTGACGTAGAGGTGGAAAGTCAAGCAATCGGACAAGTTATGTGTGTTTCTGCAGATTCAGAGTATTCATTAGTTTGGATGAATCTGTAATAAAATAAATAAAATATGATGGGGCTTCGGCCCCATCTAGTATTCTTGATTAAGGAGGGAATATGGCAAATACAGTAACAGGACCAGAAGTTCTACAAGAAAACGATAAACGAGTCGTAATAAAAATAGTTATAGAATCAGACGGTAGCACAAGTACAACAGTATTTTTTGACTCTTCAGCACGTACTGTAGCAGGTGTTGCACAACTCGGAGCTTTGCAAAGAATTTGGTTTGCATGTGATTCTGGGGATGGCGGCGACTCACACGCTCGTTTAGATTTTGAAGATTCAGATGGAGATAGACCTTTGCTTGGTTTAGTCGGAACAGGTTATTGGGACTTTAGAGAATTTGGTGGATTACCACCAAGCACAGATGCTAACACAAACGGTGATATTAATGTTGTGATACCGAGTCAAGCGGATGACGGTAACATGTACACAGTCGTAGCAGAGTTTATTAAAACACCGGCATAAGGAGGTAGCATATGGCTAATACTACTTCCGGAACAGTAACGTTCGACAAAACATTTGCTGTAGACGAAATAATTGAAGAAGCCTACGAGCGAATTGGCTTACAATCTGTTTCGGGATATCAATTAAAAACAGCAAGACGTTCTTTAAATGTAATGTTTCAAGAATGGGGCAATAGAGGTTTGCACTACTGGGAAGTAGGCGATACCAATATTGATCTAGTCGAAGGTCAAGCTGAATATATTTTCTATAGAGCTACGGGCGATGGTACTTCTGCAACAACAGCTGGAGGAACAACAGGAACATCCACTTATGGTCTAGCTGATGTTTTAGAAGCTACACTTAGATCTGATAAAGGAGATACTGATCAAGCTGATTCCACGCTTACAAAAACAGATCGATCAACCTATTCAGGTTTAGCTAATAAATTATCTAAAGGAACTCCTTCTAGATATTTTGTTCAAAGACTTATTGATAAAACAACAATCAATTTTTATCCAACACCCGATTCTTCTAATGCATCAAAAGATGTACATATTTTCTTTGTCAAAAGAATTCAAGACGCTGATGCAACTTATACCGATGCAACCGACATACCTTATCGTTTTGTGCCTTGTATGGCATCTGGTTTATCATTTTATTTAGCACAGAAATACGCACCACAAAGAGTTCAAGAATTAAAATTATTATACGAAGATGAATTAAAAAGGGCTTTGGCAGAAGATGGATCTTCTACAAGCACTTATATAACTCCGGAGTCTTATTACCCGAGTGGATAATTATGGCATTTGCAAGAGGAAAATACGCTAAAGCGATCTCAGATCGAAGTGGAATGGAATTTCCTTATAATGAAATGGTTAGAGAATGGAATGGTTCTTTTGTTCACAAATCTGAACATGAACCAAGACATCCGCAAGATGAAGCAAGACACTATAGTACAGAAGGA